GCCCTAGACGGGTTTTCACATTGCGATAAAAAAATAATATATTCAAACCTATTGGACATTACATTTTTGGCTATTTGTGGGGCCCCGTGTTTTTTATCCCAAATGGCTATGTCAATCAAATTGTTTCTATAGGAATGCAGATATTCTAAAAAGGCAATTTTGTTTCCCGCTAATTGTTGAATGTTTATAGCCAAACATTTTGAAACCCGCATCCACGCATTCGTAAAAGACCTAAGAAATGCCAAATAATCGTCTTGCGTTTTATTGTCTTGATAAGTGGCATATTTATTGTCTGTTGTATGAGTATTCCCTGACAGCTTCTCAGAATCTCCTGCGTTATATGGAGGACTGGTAAAAAGGAAATCAATTTCTGTCCCGTCAATCAATTTATCAACCGCATCCACGCTCGTACTATCGCCGCACATCAATCGGTGCTTGCCTAGTATCCAGATGTCCCCAGGCTTCGTAATAGGCTCCGGTGGAGGCTCAGGAACATCATCCTCGTCCGTTAATCCCTCTGTTGGCTCGAGCGCATTTAAAAGACCGTCTAGCTCCTCTACGGAGAACCCAAGCATCTCGAGGTCAACGTCCTCTGCTTTTAGCTCGATCAACTCTAGCTTAAGTAAGTCGTTATCCCACCCTGCGTTTAGCGCAAGCCTGTTATCAGCAAGCACATACGCTTTACGTTGAGTGTCGCTTAAATGAGACAGTCTGATAACAGGAACTTCTGCTAACCCTAGCTTTCTCGCCGCGGCAAGCCTTCCGTGGCCTGCAATGATTGAGTAATCGTCAGAAATGAGGATTGGATTGTTAAACCCAAACTCTTTTATGGAAGCCGCAATCTGCGAGACTTGTGCTTCGTCATGTGTTCTTGCGTTCCTTGCGTAAGGAATCAGCTTTTCTATCAAAACTTTTTCTACTTGACTCACCGTATTCTCCGTTGGAGGTCATCGGTTTTTATTCCTCGCCGAGATAGCTTTAGCCTTTGAGCAGGAGGTACTCTCTTTTCACCATCACTCAATACTTTGTTGTCCATTCGTTGTTTGTTTGCAACAGATTAGTCTAGTAAACCAAGTTGTTTGAAAACTATCAATTGTTCTTCTGGGATGTCGTATGACGACATAGGAAAAACCTCGCGCCTTTGTGCAGGAGTCATTGATTCTCTTGCTTGCACCGCCCTTGACTCAGCCTCTCCAGCAAGTTTACGGTAAGACTCAAACGGTCTAGCCACAAGATTTTTTTGCTCGTCAATAAGTTGCTGCTGTTCTTTGTAGCTCGGCCCGTATTCTTCTATTTTTTTCTTGGTTTTCCGCAAGATTGACTTAGCTTCCTCTGGAGGAGTAGAGGATGCAATATTTTCGAGTTGAGGATACCTTTCAATATTTTTTTCTTTAATGATGCTTGCAGCGCTTCTTAGCCACTCATCTCTACCCGAACCTTTTTTACTTGGCATCTTCCCTAACTTGCTTGTGATTTCGCCGCTATATTCATACCAATCAGATAGGTTGAAGATTGAACTTGGCTTTATGTTTTGCTTTTTCTCCATTGACTCAAGCCAGTGAAAATAATCGGCTTGTTGGGCAGCACTTCTTTCTCTAATTGCGCGTTCAAAACGCATTACATCATCTTCAAGCAAAGACATTTTTGGTTGAAAAACCGAGGCAATTATTTGAGGTATAGCCTCTGGGTTTCCACCGCCAGCAAAATTCTCTCGATATTGAATACCATGCTGAATTTCATGCAACAAAGTAGATCTCGCTTTGGCAAGTTGCTCATCGCCTTCATATCGAGATGCTGACCCGCCAGTTTTGAACACATCTTCTTTAGTTAACTGCCCAGGTCTATAATAAGACCCGCTATATGCGGGATTTTCTTCAAGCCTTAATTTTGCCTGAGCAAGATCTGGGTAAGCCTTAAAAAGTTCTGGATGTTCAAGATAGCTACCAAGTCTTGCCCTAAGCACTTTTTCTGGCTCTCCGCTTTTTGCGGTAGAAAGAAATTCTTGCCAATTTAATTGGGCTAAGTCATCGCTTATTTCTTGCCTTAATTGTTTGTCAGAACCCCTAAAAGTTCCTGTTTGTCTCCAAATTTCTTCTTTTGGCAAGCCTTGGGCCTCAAGTTTGTTAAAAGCAATCTCTGCTTGCGCGTTCCACGCTGGAGATTTTTTGCCAATAAAAATTTGTGCGCCAGCACCAGGAATCCTAGCTGCATTTGCCATAGTAGACGCAGCCGCAAAAGGAAGCACAGACCCGTAAAGCTGACTAGCGACACTTGCTTGCTCGCCTAGTCTGTAAGCCTCAGACATCTTCTGAGCCTCTGGGTCCATCACCGAGTAAGTAGGCTGCCTGCCCGTAAACCCTAGTAATCCCTGCGCGATAGGACTTGTCTGACCGTAACCTGGCAGCGAACTTACACCTCTCGGTAGTTGCTCAGGCAGCGGAGGAAGAAACTTCTCCTCGTCTAGCAGTCCTTTTCTACGCTTCACTTCTTGTTCCTCGCCGAGATAGCCTTAGCCTTTGCCTTTGCATCAGCCTTAGAACTTGCACCCCATGCCTTTAGGCTCAGGAGCAGTCTGGTAGGGCTCCCATCGGGTTTTCTCTCTGGGCCTGGCATATTCCCCATTCGCGCAAGAAAAGACGCTCTACGAGGGTTATCGCCTGACTTAACAGGAGCCTTTAGATCAGACCCAGGATTCTCACGCTCGTAAGACTTCCGGCCTTTCTCATTGAGGCCACCTTTGGCGTTCTTACCCTCTTTCCTTGTCCAGGCGGCAGTCATTTCTTAGCCGTCTTAGCTGATTCTTTGAAAGCCTTAGCCGTTGGCGCACCAGGACTCCCAGGCTTACGCATCTTCTCTGGAGTCTTTCCCGCAGCCTTTTGCTTGGCTATGCGTTCACGCTTGGCGTGGATATTTGCGTATAAGCCTTTCATTTCTTCTTGACCTTAGCTTCAGAAAGCGCAATCGCGAGGGCTTGCTTAGGGTTAGTCACGGTCGGACCCTTCTTGCTTCCAGAGTGCAGCTTACCCTTGTTGTACTCAGTCATCACCTTGGAGATCTTCTTCTCCGCTTTCGTCTTCTTCACTTTTCCACTCCATACAAGATTTATCAGGCGCACACATAAAGTTCCACTCGTGGCAGTACCCGACACCTTCAGGTAGACAATCCTGCATCTCCATGTCGAAATATCCACAATTACCGCAACGCCTCTCTTGAGCTTGGCTTGCAGAGATACGCCACTTTGCACCTAGATCGCGCCAGAATTGAGTATCGCCCTCTCGTTCAGGGCCGTACATACCCTCTTCCCTAGCGATCTGCTTGTTTTCCTCGTTGACAGCCTCGTCTTTAGTCGGCAGCGGACACTCGTTTTCTTCGTCTTCTTTTTGCTTGATGACGATCATGACTTTAGGTGAGAGTAAGCCCTTCATTTTTTACCTTTCGGAGGTTGCATGGGGATACCCACCTTCCTGTCGTACCTGATCGGAACCGGAGGAACCTTCATTCGGTAGGGATTCTGTAGTGCCTTGCTATCCCTGGCTCGTTTTTCCACATCCATTTTGAAGCCTCCATGAGGTTTTTACGGTCATCCTTGCCGACTGTCTGACTGCCAGCGTGATGAACGTAAGCCCTTGAAACGAAATGCCTAAAGTCTAGTACCGTAAGTGTATGACAAAAGACGTTGTCTGAGAACCAGTTGATAGGCGGAAACCTGACCTGACTGAAAGCCTCCTTTGAGACGTAGGCGAAGATAGGCGCAATCACAGACACTTCCTTGATCGTCTGTTCTTCAGCCCATCTAATCCCATCTCTTGGGCCAGACTCATATCGAATATTCTGGTCCGCAAGGATGAAGTCAGACCTGCACCCAACAACACCGACCTTATGCCCTGCTTCCTTCAGATGTTGGACATCCTCACAAAGAAGCCTATACGAATCAGGAGTCAGGCATATATCATCGTTAGCTATGATGACTTCGTCGTAATGCCGGAAGGCATCGTCCATGATCCTGTTGTAAGCGTCACCGAAGTTACTCTGCGAGTTGAGTAGCCACCTGAAAACTCGTGGGTCCATTGTCTCGGACCGACTCGACAGATAAACAGGCGCTTCTTTGGCGTATAAGCTGATTGACGACAGCGTGATTTCAAGGCTTGGCGATCCTGTTGTGCAGATGAGAATCGGTAACTTTTTCATACTCCTCCATTCTGTGGCCTGCAACCACCTGGAAATATTCGTTGTTCATGAGCGGTTTATTGCAAACGTTGACCTCTAAACCATGCTCTGACGCGATGATCGGGAATGAGAGTTGATCCTGTAAGCTCCACTTCATCATCTCCTCCCACCAGGCTTGATTGGCTTTAGGATTGATGTAAGACCGCTTCCAGCAGATAACCCCGCCTGCGATAAGACCACCGTTCTCAGGCCACCCTAAGTCCCTGTAGTGCTCAACTTGAGCCAAGATGGGTTGATCCCTGTACTTAAGCATGTCATGGCACTCTTGAGCTTCTTCGTAGATACAAGTTCTCCAAGGGTGTTGGAACGCTGCCATCGTATCTCCGGCCTGCTCGACCATGTACTCAACAAACTTAGGGCTTGTAATCCGTATGGAACCGTCCACCCAGATCACATAGTCCTCGTCAAACTCCAAC